CTTGCTCTTCCCAAAGCGTTCCAAAGAGTCGAGTCCCGATCGCGTTTCGATCATTTTCATTAGAAATTTTTCCGAGCTGCGTCGCGACTTCTCCGAAAGCGACCTTTCCGGCTTCTCCACCTTCGGCGATCGCCGTTCCCCAATTTTGAAGCTCTTTTGCTGAAATATTTGTCCCATCTATAAGAGCTTTGGTCGTCTTGTCGACTCCTTGACCGAATTCCGCAAGTCGGATCCGTCCCTCTTTAACTCCGTCTAAAAGTACGTCGATATTCCAAGATTTGGTTTCGACTCCCGCGCGGAAAATCCCTTGGATTTCTTGTGCATTGTAGCCGGCGCGCTTTAGTTGACTTCCATATTCTGACATGATATCAAGTTGATCCGGTGGAAATCCGACTTTAAGAAGAGCGTTCGTCATCGCGAGCGCGTCCTGTTGAGTGATTCCGATCGCTTGACCGAATTCATTTGACTCTTGGATCAATTCATTAAAATCGATATCCGCGTAACTTTGCGCGATCACCGCGGCGCTTTTTACGATCCTCTCATTTTGTTCGACTGTAAGATTTGTATTTAAAGCGAATTGCTTCCTTACACCCTCCAAAGCCGCTTCGCCTTCGACTCCATACGCTTCGATCCCTGTGATAATTTCCTTGATCTTACCGACCGCATCGTCTGGGACATCGAATCCGACTTTTATTTTTGTTTCAAGGTGTGCCGCTTCCATTGACTTCGAAAGGACTTCACCGATCCCCGCTCCGGCGACGGCTCCGGCGATCCCGCTCGCGATCCCGCTTCCCATATCTTTAAAAGAAAGTTTCGCTTTTTGTCCGGTTTCTTGGGCTTGTCTTTGGAAGTGTTCGAGCCGTCCTTCGGTCGCGATGATCTCTCTTTGGAATCTTCGATACTCTTCTTCGCCAATATCGCCCCGCTCGAATTGCGCTTGGACTTGACCTTGGACGCTTTTCAAACGATTTAATTTTTCGGAAGTGTTCTCGATCTGTCGGTTTAAAAGCGTTTGTCTTTGTGCTAATAGCTCCGCATTTTCTGGATTAAATTTTAGTAATCTTTGGACTTCGGAGAGTTCGCCTTGGATCGATCGGCTTTCCTGATTGACATCCTTCAAGGCATTTGTAAGACCGGTCGTCTCTCCGGATATTTCGACCGTTATTCCTTTTAATTTATCCGCCATTCGTCCCACTTCCTTTTAAAAAGAGTCGAAGTCCGCTTGCGTTGCTTTTCTTGATTTAGTTTTTGGATCTGACGTTTGTTCGATGTATTCTTCGATATAGTCCAAAGCCATCCCGATAGTCATGATATTAAGATCATGAAGAGTCAATCCGCATCGATAGCATAAAACCAAATAAAGTTCGGTGCTTATGTCACCGCCGGTCGAATCCTCTATAACTTTTTTTTTGACGACATTAAGGACGCGATCATTAATTCTTGCATTTCTGGAAAGATCTCCGCGATCGGAAATTCGTCGAAGCCTTCTAACCATTCAATAGGTTCGGGGATCGTCGGATCCGCCGTCTTTGCCATGATCCAACAAATGTTATAAAAAACCTCGAAGTCAAGGACTTCAAGGTCTTTCGAATCAAGGTCTTTTTTCTTGGATTTGCTCTTATCCAAAGGAGACATCTTCAAAATTTCTTTTAAATAGTCTCTTCCGAATTGTGCTTTGTACCTCAAAGGAGTCGCTCCGTTGCTTTTAAATCTGACCTTTTGACCGTCTATTGTGATTGTCTTTTCCATACTAGATCACCTATGCTCCGACCGGATTATATACTGTTGTATACCAAGCGTTGTAAACTAAATCCGGAGTTTCGGTTGTTGTGGATCTTTTCACGACTCCGTCCGTCGCTCTCGGTGCCGCTATGAGTGTTAATTCTTGTGTTTGCGGCTCCGCCGTCTCTGTCTTAGTAGCTGAGTTTAATCCAGTTCTTGAAACTGTACAATTATATAAACAATGTCTAACGGCTTTTTGATCTCCGTCGAATTCAAACATAAAAGCGATCTTTTTTGGTTTTGCGTTCGAGTTCTCGGTCAAAACGAGATCCGTTCCTTCCAGAACTTCCCCAAGGACATCGATCCGGAAGTCCTGAGAAATATTCGCGACTGTCAAGGTCGTTTCATATCCTTGGTTTGATACGGTTGTATAGTAAAGAATGTCGTCCGCGTAAAAATCCGCCTGATCTCCTTTTGGTTCTAACGCGATTTCGACCGCGCCTTTTAAAGCGATCGGAGTTCCGTAAGTTTGCGCGCCGTCTTCTCCTTCTGTGATCACCGCATAATGAGCATTTTTCAAACCAAAGATTACTTTATTTTCGGGCATTATATTAACCTCACTTCGTATATTTTTTGGTAGAGTGATTCTGACTCGATAAAGGTCTCGGATGTCTCGAAAGGGATCTCATGATCATTTAAGATCGTCTCGATCGTCGCTTCGGCTTCCAGATCTTTGTTATCTGTATATAGTTCAATTTGTACATTTTGGAGTTGTTTATACACTTGGTTGTCCGCTGAAAAATTCGAGGACGACGTTACCAAATAACAAACGAAAGGTGGATCCGGTACCGGATTATTTTCCGACGGTGTAAAGTGAGAATATGAAATCGGAAATCCGGATCCGTCGAGGATCGTCTTTAATTCCGAAAGGATCATCGTCGGATCGCTCCTTTTACTTTTTCGACAAAGTCTTCGATGGCAATCTCCGCCGCCGGTATAATGTGCGGATATTCTTTAGTCTCCCCGATCTTTCGTCCGCCCCTTCTAAGAGCGTGACCTTTTTCCAGAAGGTGCGTGAGTTGATAATCTGTTTTGTTATGGACGATAAACTTTTTCCCCTGTCTCTTGACTCTCCACCCTTTTCGGTAATCGTGTGTTTGATCTTCGAAAGAGTGTGCGCTTTCCTTACTGAGCGCTTTTTTCAGATCGTCCGCCGTCTCTTTAGAAAAAGTGATGATTTCGGCTTCGAGCTGTCCACTATATTGTCTTAGTGCTTCCATGATCTCGCGTCCTAAGTCATTTGAATTAGTTGACACCGGCTCTCACCTCGCAATAAATTTCAGTAAAACCATCGGTGCGGCGATATGATTTGTAGATGCTATATTTTTTAGATCCATAGTTCAAATACATTTCATCGCCGTATGAATCGGAATCAATCACAAACATTACATCCGGTTTGTGACCAAGTTGTCCGGCGGTCGCAAATTCCGCTTTGGTGATGCTTAACATAGAGCAAAAAATCACGCGCTCGGTCTCTTCTTTGACATCCTGACCGAGATCGTCTTTGGTCGTTGTGATCTGGATCAAATAACAAATGTCATCGAGTGAAATATTTTGACGGCTTCCGATATTAGGCTTCCGATATTCCATTTTGTTTATTGATCCTTTCTTGTATGATCCGATTTCTGATCCGGATCTGGATATTTGTCGCAAGCGGTGAGTCCTCGGATCTTTTCCGGTAGACCCAAGAAGCATAATCGGCGATAAGCATTTGATCGTCGGCATTTTTAAGATCCGGCTTGATCCCTCTTCTTTGAAGTTCCTTGACGGTGCCTTCCAGAAGTTTCACAAAATAGGGATCCCTCAAATTATGAAGGATCCCAAGGTCGATCTTTAATAGACTTAGGATCGTGTCCATTTAGTCCGCCTTATTTGTTTTTGCTGATCTTGCTTTGGTTGCCGCTTGTGCTTGTGCCGCTTGCTCCGCCGCTTCACTTGTGGACATTCCAGAAGTCGTTGAAGCTTGATTCGCCATTTGAGCCGCGCTTGCTTGCGCTCCGGACGCCGCCGCGTTGACATGTCCTTCAAGGTGTGATCCTGCTGACTGGACATTCGCTTGACGGATATTAATTTTTGTTGCTTCGGACTGAGCTTGCGAATTTTGAGCGACTTGTCCCGCTTGGACGGCTTCGCTTGCATTACTGTGATGTGCTTGAATCCCTGTTTGCGTTGCCGCCGCTTCCGCCGCTTTCATGGCTTCGGTCGCTTGACTTACCGGCACCGCTTTTCCATTTACAATCGTCATAGGTTCCGCCGCGTTTTGTGCGGCTTGATTCATTTGATTTTCATTTGTAGTCATTAAAATAAACCTCCCAAATATAAGTTTTTAATGGACTGGATCATAAGACCGATCCCGAAATAAAATCCAAAGTCAATCTTCATTTATTAAACCGCCGGAGTGATCGTCACTTGGACAAAAGCTTCCGCTTTTGTAGGTTTTCCGTCGAAGCGCCCTTTTCCGCGAAATGCCATCTGATCCTCAACGAATCTAACTTGATCCGAATTATCGATCGCGATGTTTTCACGTTCTACAAGTGTGTATTTGTCGAATTCACCATAAAGGACGGTGTCCGCCGGCATTGAATTATTAAATGTTACTGGAATTCCAAGAATGTCCGGACGTGATAAGTTTGGAAGACGTCCCACGACTTGACCTTCTGCATTTACGTTTATAGACATTTCAAGGAAATAAGCATAGTAAGTAGATCTACGCATAACGGCGCGGATCTCTCCTACCGCGTCCAAACCGGTATCGATTAAGCCGATCGGCTTTACATAGTCCGCGATTGGATCACCTTCGGCGACTGTCACTTTGTTACCACTTGGGATCGCCGGAAGAATACCCGCCGGTTGTTTACCCGCCGCGCCGGTTCCACTTAGGATCGCAATATCAAGAGCCAAAGAAATAGCTCGCGCGATCTTACGGCTGATGTAATCGTCAAGATTGATAATGCTATCTTGTAAAAGATAATTATCGATGAAAGTCACTTTTCCGACCTTGAAGCCGTCGAAGTCAAGAGTCGCGATCGTGCCGACGTCACTTACTGCGAGAGCCGCGTTTTGTTCTACCCAAGAAGCCGGAGACGTGTCAGTGTCGATCAAGACGCGCGCCGTTCCATTGATCCGAATCTTGTCCACTAGAGGATATAATGTCGAATAGTCGCCCAAGATATCCATGATCCGATTTACTACGACTTCGGGGATCGTTAACTCGCCGCCTGTCACCGCTCTAAGATTCTTGAACTTTTCATAAAATTCCTTTACGTCGCTTCTTTCGAAATATTCACCTGACTTGATTAATTCTCTTACTTGTAGACGGTTGATCCCTTTCATTTGGTCGACTCCTTTATCTCTTTTTTGAGCTTGCTTGTTTGAAGCCTGAGATCTTTCGTTAATTTCTTCCAGATCTCTTTCGAGCTGCGCGATTTCATCTTCGACGGTTTTCTTTTCGTCTTCGTTTGTAAGCTTTTCGGCTTCGATGTTTGTGATCTCGGTTTCAAGAAGGGAAAGATCTTCGTCGGTTGTTGCTTCTTCGAGTGCCGTTTGTGTATCTTGTGATCTTTTAAGTATGTCCGCGCTCTTTGTTTCAATGTCTTTTAATTTTTGTCTTTTAATTTCGATAGCTTTCTGGATCTTTAATTGCTTTAACATTTAAGTTAAGTCCTCCATTCGCTTTTTCAATGATGATCTTTTTTCTTCGAGCTTTCTTTTTTTCATGTCGGCGACTTCTTTGGATCGTGCCGCGACGGATGTATTTTCGTAAGCCGGAAAAGTTACGACCGATACTTCATGGAGATCGATTTCATTGATCCGCCATCGATACCCGCCGGATGCTAACTCTTCCAGATCTTCCGCTAAAATGTTAAACCCGAAAGAACATTGGTCGACATCGCCCCGATTGACTAACTCATATAGATCGCGAGCGTATTGAGTATTAGGTAATTTGACGGAAGCAAATAAACCTTTGTCGTCTGTCTTTAGTTCTAGTGTTCCGACTTTACTTCGTCCTAAAACAAATTGTGAATTGTGATTCCAGAGCGCTCGGATATCATTTCCGAGAGTACCGTCGAAGGCTCCCTTGGTGATAATCTCATATGATCCTTCCCAAAGCTCGGTCTCATTCTCATATAGAGCAAAATAACCGTCGATGATCAATTCGTCGGGACTTTGTTCGGCTCTAGTGACGTTAAACTTCGTTTGAAGATCCCGTCTCTGTCGTTCCTTTTTCATTTGATTGATCACCTCCTTCGGATCCGGATCCGTTGTCAAGTTTCTTTTGATTCCCGACATCCGAAACCGGTATATAATTTTCAAGGACGACATACTCGTCCAAGCCTTCCACCGGAGAAAGATCGAAGGAGTTTCGTCCTTCGTTTCGGTTCATCATACCGCCGCCGATCATTTCTTTGACATGAGTCGTCAATTCTGTGAGGTCGTATTGCATCAAAGACTTAGAATTGAATTTAAAATACCAAGCCGGAGCATAAACGATCTTTTTTG